CTATTGTAGAAATGCACAAACAATTTGGCATATCTCATAACGAATTACCGAGCTTCACATATCAAGAGCAGCGGTTTCGCATTGCAGCAATGCTAGAGGAAATAAGCGAGTTTACTGTAGCAGATAAAAAGGAGGACGAACTTGATGCTTTAGTCGATTTAGTTGTATTTGCACTAGGTACTGCAGAACGCATGGGCTTTGCTGATGTGTTTGAGGAAGCATACGATAGAGTAATGCAATCAAATATGACTAAAACATTAGGGCCTAATAACAAAAGAGGTGCATTTAACATCGATTTAGTTAAGGGGCCTAATTTCAAACCTGCTATTTTAGCAGACTTAGTAAAGGATAAATAATGCGTATTCAAGAAACATTAGACTTCATGCTCGGTCGAAGAGAAACAAGCAACACTTCGCCTAAATCAGTATTCAGAGAAATTGGACGTACAAAAGGCGAAAAGCTAACAAGAGAGCAATGCGAGCGTGCTACTATTGCTATTGCTATCGCTTTGTCAGAAATACGAAGGGCAGAAAATGAATGATATTCAAAAGACAGTAGATCAAAGAGGCTCACGCTATGGATCTATGGAGCGCAATGCTATACTGACGCAATCTTTAATGGATTGCATCAATATGTATGAGCACAACTTGTCAGCAGTTCACTTGGAATGCGTACATATGATCTTTCACAAGATTTCACGCATGACAGTAGGAGATCCAATGTACGCAGACAATGCTCACGACATAGCAGGATATGCTACGCTATTGGAGCAGTATATTAACGAGCAAAACAATGGTTGACATAAAACGAAATACTGTTGCGGACATAAGGGAGACTTTTGTCCGCAAATACCAGAGCGAAGAGTTCTGCGCAAATGGCACTATAGAAGTAACTGCAGCTTCATTCATAGCCGATGAAGATAGCATTTTTGGCGTGCCGAACTTAACTTATATAAAAAAAGAGTTGGCTTGGTATCACTCCAACAACTTAAATATTGACGGTTTGGAGCCAAACATTCCAAAAATATGGAGGCAAGTTGCAAGCAAAAAAGGCTTAATAAATAGCAACTATGGTTGGTGCATTTATAGTAAAGAGAACAATAATCAGTTTGCGCAATCGATAGTGCAGCTTGTTAAAGATCCTCATAGCAGACAAGCTGTTATGATTTATACAAGGCCAACAATGCATCAAGATGCTATAAAAGATAGTATGAATGATTTTATGTGCACAAACACAGTGCAGCTGCTCTTGCGCGATAATAAGTTGGAATATCATGTAAACATGAGATCTAACGATGTTGTGTTTGGATATAATAATGATTATGCGTGGCACAAAAATGTTTATGACAAGTGCATTGAAGTGCTTAGTAAGTTTTATACTTTAGATCGTGGTAATATTTTTTGGCATGCAGGTTCCTTACATGTATATCCTCGCCACTTCCACTTGATTGAGGAGGCTAGCTAATGCAAAGGCAGGACTATGCGCTTATCAAAACTGCAGAAATATTTGCCGATTTATCTCGCTGCGAAAGAAGTCGTGTTGGTGCAGTTATAGCTCGAGATGGCCGTATTATCGCGACAGGATATAACGGAACTCCTCCAGGTTATGACAATAAATGCGAAGATTGTGAAGGCAATACTATTGCAGAGGTATTACATGCAGAGGAAAATGCTATCGTATTTTGCGCTCGGTACGGATTAGCGACTGCAGGATGTGATTTATATACATCATTATCGCCATGCCAAAGTTGTGCTAAGCTTATTGCAGCTGCAGGGATAAAGAGAGTTTTCTATAAGCAGAGATACAGAGATCATAATGGCATAGAACTTTTAAATAAACTGAATGTAGAAGTGGTAAACATATCATGAAGTTGCAGCTTTACTCGTTGGAAGAAGTAGTTGAAAAGTTAGATGGGCTGAATTTAAAGGAGGTCGAAAGAGCTACTGGCATATCGTATCCCACTATATATTCTTTGTCTAAGGGTCAACATAAGGATTATCGATTAAGCACTTTAGTTGCAATTACTAAGTTTTTCGAGGTGAAGGACGCTGTCGAAGAAGTTGTAAAGCAATGGTAAACGGCAGAGATAAAGGCGCTAATTGGGAGCGCAAACTTGGCAAGATACTAGAGCTTGAGTTGGGTATAAAATTTACACGTAATTTAGAGCAATATAGAAGCGCTGATGAGGGTGACTTAATTGCCGATAATCCTGACTTTCCCTTTTCAATTGAAGCAAAAGCTTATGCAAAAGGTGTAGGATGCAGAGATGCTTGGTGGAACCAGGCGAGTAAGGCGGCAGCGTCCGCGCATAAGCTGCCGGCAGTCATTTATAAATACAACAACTATAAGCCGCGAGTGGTTATAAGTTTTTCTGCTATTTGCGCGATGTTTGATGAAGAAGAAGATGAGGAGGATTTGTTACTAGAAACGTCAATAGAAGGTTTTTGTTATATTTGTAGGGAGTTAATGAACAAATGATCGAACTAGACATCACTAATAAGGAATATAGAGAAAGAGATGCAATTAGCTCTTCCGACGTGAAGGCTGCTGCTAAGTCTCTTGCACACTGGAAAGGCGCGAGCATAAAATCTAGCCCTGCTTTTGATTTAGGAACTGCTTATCATGAGCTATGTTTGGAGCCTCATAAAGCTTCAATAATTAGAGGCCCAGTTGACAGAAGAGGTAACAATTGGAAAGAAGCTAAAGCAGCAGCTGATGCCGAGGGCAAATTATTATTGACTGAAAGCGACTTTGACGTGGCTCAAGAGATGGCGAAGGTAGCTTTGGAGCAACCTAGAATTAATGCACTAATCAATGCGCAGGATGCGATGATAGAAGCTAGTATATTTGTTACTTGCCCTGAGACGGGATTGAAGCTGAAAACTAGGCCTGATTGCTATGTGCCAAGTAAGTCTGCTTGCATAGATCTAAAAAGCACAGTCGATGCAGGTCCTGGTGAACGAGAGTTTAGTTCACAGTTGTGGAAATACAAATACGATATTCAAGCTGCATTTTATGCTTATTGCTGCAGTTTAGCTGATTTACCTGTTCAGTATTTCTGTTTTGTTGCGACAGAAAAGGTGAGCCCTTACGCGACTTGCCTGCATGTTTTGTCAAACGAAGTAATGGAGCACGCACATACTAAAATGATAAACATATTGAAGCGTATAGCACGCGCAAAAGAAGAAGACGATTATCCGACCGACTGGCCAGATATGAACATGATCCATTTACCGCAATGGATGCAAAATTGAAAAGGAGAAAGAAATGCAATACAAGATAGAGAATGTAGAAGCTATGTGGCCACGTATTAATCGTACATACAAGTTCGATAGTAACGAACGAAAATCTGTGCCGTGCGATGTTAAAGATCCTCTTGCAGCATATGAAATGTCTTTCAGGATTAACAAAGATCAAGTTAAGGTGCTATGGGCAGAAATGTGCAAAGCATATAAAGCAAAGGCTGATCCATCATGGCCAGAAAAGCCTGTAAATCCATTTAAAGCCGACGATGATTATTACATAGGCAAGGTAAAGCTAAAAGGTTCATATAACGGCGAGCTTACCAAAAAGCCAAAACAATATGATGCGAAGGGTAAGTTGCTGCCTGATGACTTTATGTTAACAAGCGCTTCGATGGTAAATATTGCTGTGACATTTGTTCCATATAATGTGCGCTCAGCGGGAGTATCTTTAAGATTAAGAGCGGTGCAAGTTCTACATTATAGTGAACCTGAAGAGCAAAATCCTTTTAGTGAAGTTGACGGTTATGCAGGTATCGCAGAAGCGAATGATTTTGAAACTGCAGCACCAAAAGTTAGCTCTAAACAAAATATGAGCATTGCGAAAGAAGATCCCTTTGGTGATGGAGTTGCTTCCAGTAATGCTGCAAAGCAAAACATGGAAGAGTTCGACGACGAAATACCGTTTTAGTCTTCAGGGCCCTGCAGTAGGGAGCAGGGCCTTAATTATCAATTTGAGCGAGGAAGTAATGGAACAAGAGGCAAGGTTTAAAAAGGCATATTGGCATGAATGGTCAGAGCCAATAATAAATGAATACAATATGAAAAACTTCGGCAAAGAGTGGAAGGGTCCATGTCCAGTTTGCGGAGGCAAAGACAGGTTTTGGATAAATGAGCATGATAATGAGGTTAAAGTGCATTGCCGTCATGGATGCGATCATATAGAAATAAAAGATGTGCTAAAGTCCGCGGGCCTTTGGCCAAATAATTCTGCAAAGAGTGATTTTATAAAGCATGAACATAATCCATTTTCAGATGAGACTGAGAAGCCGTATCATTTAAAGAAAGGCGTTGCTTTAAATGGGGCATTGTTAAATGGTTCTGATATCGTCATTAAGATTATCAATGCAGAAGGTGAGAGCGTTGGTAGTCAGACAATACAGCCAAACGGATTTAAGCGCTTCAGCAAAGACATGGTGCAAGAGGCTGCTTTTAGCGTAATCAATGGTCCATTAAAAGGCTTATGTTACGTGGCTGAGGGATGGGCAACAGCTGCTTCTGTAAGCGAGGCAACGGGAAGACCGTGTATTTTTGCACTCAATGCAAACAATTTACCAAAGGTTGTAAAAGCCATTAAAGCTATAAAGCCTACAATGGAGATGGTAGTAGCGGCAGATAATGATGCGCCAGGATTAAAAGCAGCTCAGGCTGCAGCAATACCTTATGTTGTTCCGAGCGGTTATAACAAGAGAGATTGGAATGATGTACATCAAGAAGAAGGTATAAATTCAGTTAAAAATCAGATCACAAAAGTGGTAAAGCCTAAAACGCTTTGGAGTAAAATTGGAGATCTTGAACTAAAAAAGCCAGAATGGCACATCGATGGAATACTAGAAAAACATGCTTTAGTGGCTGGATTTGGCGCGCCTGCAGCAGGAAAAACATTTGTTATGTTGGACATGGTATTATCTATATCATCTGGCAAAGACTATCATGGGCATGCTGTTGAACAAGGAACTTGCTTTTATATAGCAGGAGAAGGGCACAATGGCTTTGCAAGAAGGTGCATGGCATGGGCAAACTCATACGGTATCGATTTGAAGGACGTGCCTTTCTTTAAGAGTAATAAAGCTATAGTAATGAATGATCCTGTTGCAGTCGATATAATGCATCACACTATAAAAGAATTAAGCGAGAGATATGGAAAACCCAGTGTAGTTGTTATAGATACTGTTGCCAGATCAATGGGCGGCGATGAAAATAGCACTAAAGATATGAACGAATTTATTCAGCAAGTCGACCTCATTAAAGAAGAACATGGCTGCACTGTGCTACTTGCTCATCACACAGGCGTTGCAACAAAAGAAAGAGCACGAGGTTCGTCTGCATTGCTTGGTGCTCTTGATTGCGAATTCAAAATTGAGAGGTTCAATGACAATACCACTACAGTCACTTTTACTAAGATGAAAGATGCGGAGGAACCAGATAAAATGGCGTTTCTCAAGGTTAATGTTCCTATGTTTAGTAGTGATGGCGACGAGCTGTCTTCAATAGTATTGGAGAGAGTGGCGGTTCCACAATCGTCAAGTCAGAAGATAAGTGACGTGATAAAGGCAGAATATGATAAGCTATGTGAGTTAAATTCCGATGATTTTGTAACTAGAAGTGCGCTAAAGAAGAATGTATCTATTGAAACAGGTAAGTCTGAGAGAACAATTGATCGGGACATAAAGCGTATGATAGATGACCGAGAATTTATAACCGAAAACAATAAACTAAGTAAGTCTTGGACAGGCTAGGACAAGACTTGGACATAATATGTCCTAAATGTGCTATCTTTGGACAGACAGGACAAACCCTTAAGGGTTGTCCTATGTCCAAGCAGGGAGAAATGCAATGAAGCTAGAAGATAAACTTAAGTCAATTTCAAGCTTGGAGGAGCTAGAAGGATTTGCCAATCGCAGGAAAGTATTGCATGCGGACTTACCGATGTGGACTGATGAAGAGAGGGCTATTATCCTATATAGAAAGTACGAATTGGAGCAAGAGAAAATGTAGTAGCTGTTTTTTGTTTTATTACACTATATTGTGTGGTATTGTATATGCAGCATGCTACATGCTACTTTCTCTAAGCGAGGTCCTCCCTAGTCCTCAATGTTCCAGCCCCTGCCAATTATTTTGGTGGGGGTTTTTTATTAAATGAATTATG